ATGAAAATTTGCATTCACTATAAAATTTGCATTCACTGTAAAAATTGCATTCATCGCAGAATTTGCATTCACTTGTAAATTTTGCATTCACTATAAAATTCGCATTCACTATAAATTTTGCATTCACTATAAAATTCATATTCACATAAACTTTCATATTCACTGTAATTTTCATATTCACTATAATTATGTAAATCACTATAATTATGTAAATCACAAAAATTATGTAAATTGTAAAAATTTATAAAAATATAAAAATTATAAAAAATATCGCAAATTTTTGCAAAAAATATATTTTGCAAAAAAGATTAAAAATTAAATGTTTCGTGAAAAAATATAACGAAGTCGCAAATTTGTAGAATTTGAAAGATTTAGCTAAATGCAAAGTATTACACAGTAATCGTTAAATGTTAAACAGTAATCGTTAAATGTTAATTAGCAATTTGCTAAATATAACTATACTTTGTGAATCGTTAAATGTTAAACAGTAATCGTTGTTTAATACTTTGCATTTAACTAAATACAAAAGTCTACCTATAAGAAATTGTGATAGGTTGAGACTTGTGCGATGGGTGCGGATTGGTACCGGATGCTGTAGGATTGGCGCAGCCGACCCGAAAGGTAGGCCCCACTTCAAACCGAAAGGATCAGATCATGACCCGCACCACCAAAACCGCCGCCGCCGCTCCCCTGCCCGAGAACGGCAAGAACGGCCCGATCCGCACCGCCAAGGTTGACCCCGCAAACCTTGGCAGCTTGAGTGCAGAGGACCTGGCTGCTCTGCTGGCAATCGCTACCACCAGCACCGCAGCCAAAACCCGCCAGCCAGCAACCCCCCGCGTCAGCCTCACTGCTGAAGCCGCTGCAGCGTTTGAGGCTATGGGATGGAAGGCTCCCAAGGTAAACGCCCGCGCTGTCACCGAACCCCAGCGCCGCGAACGCCTCAACGCTTGCAAAGGCGCAGCAGCCTACATGGTGGCAGTTGCAGCCCTGCAGGCTGGCCCCCTGCCTCTCGTGGACCTCGCCCGCCTCTGGCTGGCCTCAGGTAACGAGCCTAAGGCGATCGGTGCCATCGCCCAGCAACTGGCAAACCGCGCCGGTAGGCCCATCCTGCAAACTGGCGATCAGCTGCAACTGGCGACCGCCTGAACCCACAACGTCGCCCAGGGGCCTGCCAGCCAGGCCTCTCCCCTCACCCCGAACGGATCCCATGAACAGCATCCTCCCCACAATCGCAGCCGCCGCCCTCACCGTCACCATCAGCGCCGCCACACTGGAAACCAGCCGAACGATTAACCGAACCCTCGCATGGCACGGATGCCTTGAAGAACAGCAGCGCGCCGGATTGATTGAAGAGTCCTACGCTATCTGCAGGAGGCAAGTTACAAACTAAGCAAACCGCGCAAAGTTACAACAACCCCCCGAAACTTACGGGGGGTAGCCTACTTTTTTGGGGGTTGGGTCATATCCCTCCCCCCATATTTTTTTTGCCCATTCCACACGGACTTTAAGCAAAATCCTTGCAATAATTCTTGTATATGTTGTTGCTTGCGCAATCAGCCTGTATATTGCCTCAGAGATTCTCCCGTAGAAAGCGTGCCAGCCAAATCGCGCAGTTCACGTTACGCCGATCGCGCAGCGCTCAATGCTCTCGGGCTCTTTGAAGACATTTCAACTCTTCGCAAGCTCTCAAAAAAGAACAACGTTGCATTTGACACGAAAGCCTGCGAAGCACGTATAATTAATGATTTACTTCCTCATCAGTACCCATTCGTAACTGACTTTACTCATCGCCTCGTCGCTCTCTGCGGCGGCTTTGGTAGCGGGAAAAGCTTCGCAGCAGTTTCAAAGTCAGTCTTACTTTGTTTCAAAAGCCCAGGCTTCACTCATTTGTTTCTTGAGCCGACTATTCCGCTCTTGAGAGACGTTGCAATTCCTGCCTGGCAGAACGTATTAGATCGTTACGGCATTCCTTATGAATTCCGCACCTCGCCACTTCCTGTTTTTACTCTAAAGCTTCCGGGCGGCGATACACCAGTCCTGCTGCGTTCATTTGAAAATTACAATCGCCTCATCGGCGTTAATGCTGCAAGTATGACTGTTGACGAGATTGATACAGTTTCGACGCAAACAGCTGAAGCAGCAATTATCAAACTGCAAGGTCGTGTTCGTGTGGGCAACTGTCCTCAGCTTTGCTTTGCATCTACGCCAGAAGGGCACAAAGCTTTGTATAATATGTTTGTGCGTGAGTCATCAGACGAGAAAGCACTTTACAAGGCTCGCACTGCAGATAACCCCTTCCTTGATCCGGGCTTCATTGAGAACCTAAGAAATTCCTATCCCGCCAACCTGATTGAAGCTTATCTCAACGGCGAATTTGTTAATCTCGCACAAGCAACTGTATTTTACGAATTTGATCGTCAAAAGCATTGCACAAGCGTTTTTCATCCCGAGCCGAACGAACTCATCATGTTCGGCGCAGACTTCAACATTGGCAAGAGTCAATCTTGCTATGCCGTTGTGCGCCCAGGGCCAATGGGCCAAATGCTGCACATCTTTGCTGAACACACTTGTCGCACAACTTTTGACCTTGTTGAATACATCAAGCGTCAATACCCTCGTCAGCTTGCAAATGGCATGGTCACTTGCTTCCCTGACGCCAGTGGCAGTCATGCCAGCACAAGCTCAACAGAAAGCGATCACGACATTTTGCGTGGCGCGGGCATCAAGGTAATCGCGGAACGTCGCAACCCACCCGTCGCAGAAACCATTGCTCATGCAAACTTGCATATTCATGCGGGCGCAGTGCTTGTAAACCCAACGACTTGCTACGAAACGATGCAAAGTCTTGAGAACTGGGGGTATGACGAGAGTTACAAGCCAATGAAGGGCGGCAAAAATGATCTTTCGCACGCGGGAGATTCTATTCGCTATCTAGTTTGGCAGACCATGCCACGCGCAATTGCGCAAACAAATCGTCCACGCTGGAGATAGATAGTTAGAAATAGGGCTACACTGTCTGAAAAGACCCTAAGGCAGTGGCGATCGTCCCGAATTCCCTTGTTCCCTCCGCAGATGATCTCGTTCTGCCTTTTGAGCGGCGTCATCCCGAGTACGAAGAGGCCATTGAAGGGGTTGTTGGGGTCGATTCTTACTCGATCGAGCAGTCCGAACAGATTGCACGTCTCGCCCCGATTCGATATTGCACGCTTCCCGAGTTCAACCTAGTTGAAGCATCGTCCGAATACCTTCCACAAGACTACCTAGAAGAACAAAAAAGCTACGAAGTGCGCAAAACACGCGCTCAAAGCAGCTTTCAGAACTACTACGCACACCTTCGTGACCTTGTAACGGGCACAGCGCTGCGCAAAGGCGTGTCACTGCCAGAGAATATTCCAACTGACTGGGGTAATTTTTTTGATGATGTTGACCTGGAGGGCCATTCTCTACTTTCTTTCACAAAAGAAGTCTTTACGGAAGCTCTTGACGGGGGCGTGGCTGCAATTTGGGTTGAATACCCGAAGCTTCCAGAGAGTTTGACCGCAGCCGAGGAAAAACTGCTCAACCCTCGCCCCTATTTTGTGCTTATGCGCATGGATCAGGTGCTTGAATGTCGTTATGACATATTCAATGCACAGATTGGCGATCAAAATATCTTCGGTGCCTTCCCGACTTACTTGCGAGTGAAGTCAGAAATTCGTCGCCAGAGCATTGACAACGAATTTTTTGAAGAAGTTGTGCCAGCTGTGCGTGTTTATGACATTGTTTCTCTCGCAGACAACAATGTTTCAGTGCTTGGCGACACACCTGAGCGCATGATTTCGACCGAGCGCGTTCGTTGTCGCCTTTACGCCAAGATGAATACTCCGGGCGATGTCGATAAATACTCACTTGAGGATACAAGCTATCTATCTGTGTCGTTTATTCCGTTTGTTCCCGTATTTGGCGGCAAAAAAGAAGCCTTTTTCCGTGGGCGCCCCCTGCTTTTTGATATTTCACGCCTTAACTTGCATCATTGGGCGGTGTCCGCTGACCTTGCAGAGTCAATTCACTTGACTTCCTCGCCAATTCTTACAGGTACGGGCGTGCGTCCTGATGATGAAATCAAAGCTGGTGCTGGTCGCGCTCTTTTCTCGCAAAATCCTGATGCGAAGTTCAATTTGATGAGTGCTTCGATGGAGGGCGCCTCCGTCACACTTGAGAACCTGAGACGCATTGAGTCGGCCATGGAGCGGCTTGCTGCCGTCGCCATGACTACGGGAAAGACTCAGGCGGAAAGCGGCTTCGCGAAGCTCCTGGACCGCTCTCAGAGCGATTCTCAGCTTGCGGTGCTCGTGCAGTCCCTTGAGGATGCGATCAACCGAGCCCTGCTGTACGCCTCCGCATATCGCAAATTCTCAGAAGTGCGCGTCGCAATTAGCAAAAACTTCATTCCGGTCAAGCTTCACTCGCAACAAGTTATGGCGCTCAGCTCTTTGTTCAAGGACAGC